ATACTTAGTAAAGCCCTCTTATTAGAGGGCGTACTTCGTATCTGAAGGATACTTAGTAAAGCCCTCTTATTAGAGGGCGTACTTCGTATCTGAAGGATACTTAGTAAAGCCCTCTTATTAGAGGGCGTACTTCGTATCTGAAGGATACTTAGTAATGCCTTGTTTACAAAGCATACTTCATTGTCCAAAGGACGATTCAGTGGGCGCTATTTTATAGGGCATACTTCAGACCGCCATATCCAGACTCAACCACAAAGAAATTTATATTTTCAGCATAAATCAGTAAATCATAGACATAGCTGGGATTGAGTGGCAAATTCCAAGGATTGACATCCAACTGAAACAGACGAATGCGACTGGCATTTACACTTCCACTAGGCTGATCCAAAGGGCTGGTTAAACTGAAATTGATCAGCGGGAGAAACTGAGATTCAATTAAACTTGCACCAGATTGTGTGCGATAGGGTTGAACCTTTGTAAAGTATTCCAGTGGTTTTTCTTCCATAATCTCATTTCCATCCAACAAGACACGTAAGCTCCGTAGAATCTGTACTTGCGTGTTAGGAATCAAGAGACCACTACTAAAGGTTGTATTTTGGACTATACTTGCGCCAGGTGTAGGAAGCCAAGGTGCGCGTGTTGGATCCACCCAATTTGTGTAGTTAATATTTTGATTTCTGTATGGATATGCATCAGACCGTCGTGGAACAAGTAAGAGTCGTGTAATGGGATTGCTAATTTCTAAATCAATCAAGGTTCGTGTGTATAGATTTTGATAGGGTATTGTTGTAACTTGATTAACAACATAGGAGAGTGGAGTCGTCGCAAAAATCTTTCGCTCTTGGTCTGTCAAATACACATAGGTTGCTGAAAGTTGTGGATTATAAAACCACGTATTTAGTGCAGGTGGTGTATAGCCAATGTCTGTAGCAAAGGCTCTAAATTCACCAGAAGGGTCATAATAATTAACATAATTCGGTTGACCAATCGCAATAGAGGCATCTGAAGAAAGGACACGGAATCCAGGACGTACACGGAATCCAGATGGATCTAAAATCGTATACAGTTCTTGGATCGGTCTTAGCGTAAACTGAATTTCACACTCGTGGTACTGAAGTCCAACAAGGGGCAGCGCTTTTGTAATGCTCTCTGAAAACCAGAGTGGTAATGGTACATAAATCGTTTGTCCATTAATACTCGGTTGATTGAGCTGTTGCACAATAGTTGTGTTCTTAACTACCGTTGGGTATCCACGACGGATTTCACCTCCAGCATAGACACCTTTTGATGGATTTGTCAATTCAGGAACTTCTCCCACTTGATACTTCCATTTTTGAAAGGTGTCTGTATCATAGTCAGCGTGAGCACGAGCAATAATATAATCACTATCAAATTCTTGAATTTTCTGACCACCCACGAAGAAGGAACAGTTCTGAATCAATTGGGCCCCCAGATGATTTGTCCACTGAAATTCATATTGCGCTTGACGCTGTGGCGTAAATTCAAGAAATTTACTAAAAATGTCAGGAATCTGAAAGCTGAATGTCATATCAGTGACTAAATCTGCAATCCGCTGAATTTTTGCCCTCAGTTTTACAGGTTGGTCATAAAACAGTTCATTTGGCCCTTCCAGCGCAAGTGTGGCATTTTCCATAGAAAAATGACTGTATCGTTTGAAGACCTTGTAGAAATAGGTAAACTCTGGATTTCCATTAAGAATCACATTTTGTGAACCGTAACTAACAAGTGCTAGTAATCCGCCACCGGGCATAGGCGACTCTCCTGTTTAGCACTTGATAGTTGAATAGTGAAGCTTAACGCTCTATAGAATTTACCTGGAGTAATTGGACACCCACCAACTATCCTCGAGATAGGGAGGACTATCTTGATCGTGTGTCTCCGTACGTTTACTGGGTCCTTCATCCACTAGGCTCTGAATCTCTGTATATGAAAGAGCATAACTGAAATAAATCAGATTGCTCATACTTCCAGAATACGTTCCGTGAACAATCAAATCTTTACCATTCAAGCTAGGAATCATCGTAGGATTCAAGCGGCAAGGGCGTTGGTTGAACAAATACAAGTTCCCAAAGTTCTGATAGAGCACACCACCCTCTACATTGAGCTTCTTGGATAGATTTCCATTAATATACACTTCAATGTGATTATTACGTGCAACAACCACAACGTGCACCCACTTCTTCACCGGAAGATTCTCAAGATCTACGTAATTATTCCAGGTCTTGGACGAATTCATATAAACACGAAGAGTATTGGTGTTGGAATGAAGGAAAATACCAGGTCCAAGTAGGGGATAGGGCGTAGGATTTCCCTTGTGGAGAATATGTAGCAAACCAGCTTCTTGCTTGAAGCTATTTGGATTGATCCAGAGGAAGAAGGCATAGGAAAACTCAGCTCCACTGCGCTCATTATCGGACAGAGGCAAGAGGACAGCATCTCGTACAGTAGGATTTTGCTCAAACTCACGGGGCTTATCCTCTGCCGACACTGTCATCGGAAGGAGAGCAACACGAACTCCTGTCGTTTGCTTGAAGCTCTTGTAAATTGCTTCGAGGGACAACAGGATGATGTAAAGCACGGTTGCCATCGCGACAGTCAATAAGAGCTGGGGCACAACTCCTGTACCCAAGATGTATGACATTGGACCAGCCTGGTTAAAGGCATTTGTACCACTGTTGCTGTTCATCGTATCTCTATCAGCTTTTTCTAAATAAAGTTTAGTCCAACCTTGATTTAGAAATTAGTCATCTTTATTGGGTAATATTTTGTTTAGGGAAATCCATTGCCCCAGCCGCCTTAGGATCAAACATAGCCTTCACATATTCCCAGAAGGTGTATTGAGGGCCAGGTCCTGACATATAGAGGCGCCAAACTTGCTCGGGATTGAGAGCATAGTTATAGGCGCTTGTGTTACTGACAAATCCTCCAAAGCCCTTGTAGTTACAGATAGACATTGCGAGGTTGTTCTTATCCACCTTATAGAAGGCAGGGAGTACGCAACTACGAGCCAACTTGCCATCAATATAGACGTCACAAGTCTTATTATTGAGTGTAACAGTGACTTGGATCCACTTTTGGAGCTCCAGATTCGACACGTCACACGGGCGACTATCATCTGTGAGTGAAGACTCCATCTGGAGATTTCCAAAGATGTTGGTGAGATTTGCGACAGATAAGTCGGCACCAGTATCTGCGGGAGTGCTAGATGCTGTTCCAATCGTAGGGCCAGTACCTGACTTGGTGTGTATACGAACACTGAGTGTGTTCTTAAAGGGGCCTAAGAAGACCGCTAGGGTAAGAAAGCTACTACCACCAATGCTTAGAATATGCTTATTCATTCCACGATTCACCGCGTAATCGTTGACATAAATCCAGGTATTTACAGTATACTCACCACCTTCATATAATGCCGGAAGTTGATCCCCTGTAACAATAATCGGCTGATCTGCTGATGCCGGTGTAACAGCATTCAACACAATCTTACCCTCCAGACCCGTAGGGCCAAACAAGAACTGATACAAGTAATACAATGCAACAAGGGCAAGGATCACAAATACTACCTTGCCAACAAGACCGCCGCCAGGTAATGATGATGCTGCTTCCATAGGAATGCCTCTCTGAGAAGAAGAGAGATTCTAGATTGGTGAGTGCATCCTGACTGGAGGATGATCTCACTAGATACCTATGCATATGGTGTTGACCATTCTTTCAGTGGATTGACTGCTTCTGTGGTACTTACACTCGCACAAAAGATTCCACCAGGACAGCCTAGCTTGGGAAACATCGACGACCAATCAATCGGCTTATAAGGTTCATAGCGTGTATCGGATGTTTCTCCCAACTCAGCACGGACTTCTGGTTCACGAATCGCTGTCGGAATAACTTTAGGGCCAACAAATTCTCCACGAAGCATTGAACCACTCCCAAACGATAATTGAGATGAATTAATTGAAGGATAGAATTGAGTTCTAGAACTACCTACAACCTTACCATTATAATACACAGTGTAGCGACGACCTTCACGAACAATAGCAAAATGTACCCATTTTTGTTGAGGGAATGGCTCAAGAGGAATTTCTTCAATCTTAGCCCCTGTTGGGCTCTGGGTTTGAATGGCTAGAACAGTCTTTGGTGGCGACTGTGATGTTCCATCTATCAGTTGGAGTTGTAGAACGCTTCCAATCCGAAAGGGAATGACACGGTTTGTTGCTTGAAGACTTGGAGTGCGATTTTGAACCATACAATTCAAATATACCATAAAGGTTGCCCCAGCGGGAGTGAGAAATCCATCACGAGTTTGGCTTGGGTTTCCAACATTTACAGGAACAGACAAGTCACCGTGTGAGGGAGACAGGGCCATTAGAAGTTTTGGCCTTGTAATTTGTAGCACTAAACTAGCAATTCCAGCAGCTAGAAGTAACAAGGCTAACCCAGCAAGTAATATGCTTGACAGCTCCATTCGGCGCTTTCCTATTATGCCGCACAAGAATCAGGAAGGTCCTTCAAGTCAAAGTCTGTTGCGGATCCATATGCGCGAAACTCGGCAGGAGATAAGGGGCGAGGGAAGACTCGGAGATTGCGCACTCGTGCTGTTGTCGCAAGAATTTCTCCAAAGGGTGGCTGTAAGGGACCCTCAATTGCTGCCAAAGGGGCAGGATGTGCCTTGCTTCGCACAAGCCATCCATTGACATAGACCTCAAGCACCTTTGTTCCTATCATCACACCAAGACGTATTGCCTTGCGCACTGGAATATTCGGAACAATAATTGTTTCTACGGTTGATTGCTGCTCTCCAGGTAGGCGAGTTTGTACACTTATGTTGAGGTCATTTGTGAGCTTATCCAAGTATGCAATCACATTAAAGCTATTGGCAATTGTCATAATCGTATCGGCATCCGAATAGGTTCCCTGATACGGGAAAGTCTTGGGTCCTCGTAGGAACAAAATGCGGGGCTTTCCAGTATTTGATGTAGGATTATCCACTTGAATATCCAGAAGTAGACTCCAATTCTGAAATACTGAACCCAGAGGCGTTTCGTTCTGTTGAATATCCTTCACGGATTCAGGTGTTTTCCAATAGAGTTTAGAATCATCACTACCGGGAAGGGGTATAAGTCCCTTTGAGCCAGGACGCGTCTTAAATATCGGTGTAATAGTGAAATGGACAAGCACTAAAATCACAAGAAGCAAAATCAACAGTGTAATAAAGTAATAGAGGTACTGAAGAACTCCAGTGTTCATTCCATTTGTCGTTACATATGCTGGTTCAACTCCGTATCCTGAATTGAACAAGCCACCGCCCCGTTGACCTGTAGGCATCCTAATCCTTTCTAGTGAAATAATAATAGAGTCCACCGAGCACAGAAGCGCCAACAATCGCAGCACCAGCAAATTTGACTGCTGAAGCAAGTTGATAGGCATCCATATCTTGAGGAGTCCAGACGGGACTACGTCCTAGCTCTCCAAGCTTATGGTAGAAGGCAATTGCTTCTAGCTCAGAAACTTGAGGCTTACCAAGATCTTTATTGACTGCATTGTGAATATTCACTGTCCAACGAAACAGGTCTTCTTTAGTATCAAGGCTAGGAGTTATTGGCATCTCCTTCAAATGATCGGCATAGTGAATACGACAAATGGGACACGGAATCAAATGGGTAAGACTTTCAAAAAATTCCTTTGCAGCTTTCTTTTCAGCGTACGATGGCTCTTTTGGGTATCCTAGAGCCGTTATATGCATTGTATGCCAGTAAAAGGGCCCCCATGTCGATGGTGGAATACGACCGGGCATAAATCCTATTGAAGAGTGAGATCTTCTCTTGGATTTCATAACCGCATAGATGTAAAGCAATACTATGATAGTAGTTAGGAGATGGCAACAGCGAGATACACCAAACCACAATGTTCAAATTGTGGGCATCTTGGGCACCATTTTAGGAGCTGTACAGCACCCATTTATAGTTATGGGATTCTAGCCTTTCGTATGCCAACAACACAATGGTCATCACCAACTGTAATCTGTAAAGGGAAGCTTCCCACGTTTCCTATAGATTCTTCTGAAGTCTTAATGATTCAACGACGCGATAGTATTGGATTTATTGAAATTTTACGGGCAAAATATAAAGTCACTGACATTCCGTATATCTGTGCTCAACTTGAGGGGACAACTCAACAAGAAAGAGATATGCTAAAGACAAAATCCTTTGAAGACCTTTGGGCAGGCCTCTGGGGAACAACTACCTTTGAATCCAAGCAATATCGGCAGGAATTTGAACAAGCAAAAGTGAAATTTGAGATGCTGCGTGAGGGCGTTGAAGTGGATGGCAAACAAATCACACTTGCCGAACTATTAGACACAACTCCTGTGCTATGGAAGACACCAGAATGGGGATTTCCAAAAGGTCGGCGAAATACCTTTGAAACGGATTTGGCGTGTGCGATGCGGGAATTTGAAGAAGAAACGACACTTAAACCTGGTCAATATACTCTATTGGAAAATCTACAGCCTATTGAAGAATCGTTTTATGGAAATAACAATATTCATTATTGTCATATCTACTATATCGCCATTGTCCCATATGATACTGAGCTAGGAAGTCCAAGTGATCATCCTGAATTGGCACGTGAAATTAGTAAATTGGCGTGGGTGTCGTATGGCCAAGCAATTCAACAAATTCGCGATACCAACCCTGAAAAACGTGACGTGTTGCGCCGAGTAAAGACGATGTTATCTCAACTTACATTGATTTCTCTTCCAGAATAATCTGCGTGATTATGAACTCTTCCTTCTTTAGGAGTAAAGTAGGAAGATGGCCGATGAGGACTTTAATTTTAATGAAGCATTTGGCAACAATGTGGCGAATGTAAAACAGCCTACACCCCGTCCTGCTTCAGCTCAAGCAGAAAGCACAGAGGTAGCAGAAAATGCTCCTGAAGAAGAACTAGAAGAAGTTGAATTGAATGAGGATGATGCAGCACCTGAAGTGGCCCCTGAAGAAGCCCCTGAGGCAGCTCCTGAAGAAGCTCCTGAGGTAGCTCCTGAAGAAGCTCCTGAGGCAACTCTAGAAGTACCCGCAAATATGCCTCCTATAGTTCCACTGAATATGTCTCTCGTTGGAGTCAATGATGAAGAACTTGTCCGAATGTGGAACGCTGAACTGAACACAGCATCACGCGCTCGTATTGTCGCCGAGATGGAAAAACGTGATCTCTTTCCAAAGGACTATGTGGACAAGATTACTGCAGATGGGGGCTTGTATCCTGACTCTGAAGACCCTAACTTTATTTCACGCCTACTCTCCAAAGCAGAATTTGCCGATACTGCCAGTGCACCCTTTGATATTGCCGAGAATCCCTGTCAAGCCGGTCCCGACTTTGAAGTAACTCCTGTTCAGCGTTTTGTGGCCAACTTTATGCATCCCAATACGCCCTATATGAGTATGCTCCTCTATCACGGTGTTGGAGTTGGTAAAACCTGCGCAGCTATTCAAGCAGCCGAAGCGTATCTTGATGTCTATCCTCGTAAAAAGGTAATTATTGTTGCCCCTCCCAACATTCAACCTGGATTTATTCGGACTATCTTTGACCCTGAGCGCTTAGTAATTGGAAAGGGTGACCAACTTAACAAGATGAATGGATGTACTGGCGACACCTATTTTCGTCTCACTGGAACTGGATTGACACGTGAAAAGGACGATATTCTCCGTCGTGTGCGCAATGCAATTAAACGCCGTTATGAATTCTTTGGATACCTCCAATTCCGCAATAAGATTCGTGAAATCATCAAGACTGTATCGACAGTTGGTACTGAAGAGGAAGTCCGTTTCCGCCAGATTGATGCTCTCAAGAAGGCATTCAATTACCGAATGCTCATCGTGGACGAAGCACACAACTTGCGTGATGTTGGAGGAACAGCCATTAAGGGCATTCTTGGCTCTAATGGTGAAGAACTCGACGACGTGGAAGACACTGACACCGTTGGCACGGCAGAGGAACAAGCAGAAGCCAAAGCAGGAAAGCAACTCACACCCTATTTACGCCAGCTCGTAGAATCTACAGATGGAATGAAGCTGTTGTGTATGACTGCTACACCGATGTTTAACTCTGTGCTAGAAATTGTTTTCTTGTTCAATCTCTTACTCCTCAATGACAAGAAAGCCTCTATATCAATGGACAAGCTTCTAAATGAAAAAGGAGAACTTGTAGAGGGTTCAGACCTGATTCTGCGTCGTGTCGCCAGTCAATATGTAAGTTTTATGCGTGGTGAAAATCCAAACTCCTTCCCTATTCGTCTCCTTCCTCAGGGTGAATTGCGACTGACTCCTGAAGCTTATCCTGACCTCGCATTATCCTCTGCTGGAAAAGACAGAGTACCAGAGGAACAAAAAGTGGCAACGTGTCGTCTTCCCCTTGTAGTTAGTGCTGCGACTGAGATCTCACACGCTGGTGAAACAATGATTGCGTTGACAAAAAGCGAGGTCTCAGCATATGGTACACGTTACAATGCCACTAATACACTTCTCCAAGCTGGAAATTGCGTGTATCCTGTTGATAGTGATGATTACAAACAGCGTGTTGGTGTAAAAGGGTTTCAGAACGCATTTGTTAAAGAGGGAAAAAGCTTCAGAGCAGTTGAGACAGAATGGTTAATGGCAGATAATCTTCAGTATTATTCTCCAAAGGCAGCAACTGTACTTAAGTCTATCAAGGGTGCAGAAGGTGTGTGCTTTATTTACAGTCGCTTTGTCATTTCAGGTGCACTCTTCCTCGCACATTGCTTGGAGGCAAATGGATACACTGCATACGGCCGCAGTGAGCGCTACCTTGCCAATGGAATCATCAGTCCTGGAGGTCGTCAATGTGCCCTCTGCCCACTTCGTGAAGAGGAACACGCAGGAGCGCCGCACGGAGCATTCGTCCCTGCCAAGTTTGTTCTACTTACAGGTGATAAGGATCTATCGCCTAAAAATAAAGAAGCAATTGATGCGGCACGTGGAGAGAAAAATGTGGATGGAGGAATTGTCAAGGTGGTGATTGGCTCTCAAATTGCTGGTGAAGGTTTGGATTTGCGATTTATTCGTGAAAATCACATTTTTGACGCGTGGTTTCACTTGAACAAGACAGAACAAATTATTGGTCGTGCCATTCGTTTCTGTAGCCACAGCCTAATTGCCGATAAGGAGAAACGCAATACTACAGTCTATTTACACGTCTTGACCCTTCCTGAAACCAATATGGAAACGGCTGATCTCCAAGCGTATCGTACTGCGTTGGCAAAAGCCGTTCTTGTTGGCAAAGTCAGTCGAAAGATGAAGTTATTTGCAGTGGACTGTAATTTACGTAAGGAGGTGACTGTTTTATCAGGACTTCCCTGTAGAGTTCAAGTGGATGCTCAAGGAGTCAGACGCACAGGGACTCAAGGAGACGCAGAGTGTCAAGCAACAGGGCGTGGTGAGGGTATTCTAGTGGACGATATGCCGTTTACAGCAATTTGCGATTGGATGGAGTGTGAAACAGATATTGCGAAACGCTGCATCCCTAATATTACCATTGACCTGGAATCAGCAGATGATTCTACATATTCTACGTTTAGTGCACAGTACAGAGAAACTCAGTTACAGCGATTTATCCGAAATCTCTTTTCTCGCCAGCCCTATTATAACGCAGAAGAACTTGTGGGATTATTACAGGAAACTGGTGTTCCTCAAGCAGCGATAGATTTTACCCTGCAACACATTATCAATAACCGTATGTTCCGTATTCGTTCTGGGTCTCGTGAGGGATATATCTTGTATAAGAATCGCTATTTTATTTTCCAGCCAGATGTGTATAAAGATACAACCATTCCTCTTGCGCTACGTATTGCTGACTTTCCCATTAAGCGCGATGTGTTTACTCCTAAACCGATTCCTCGTGAAGTCCCTGTAATGAACGAAGTCAAGAAGGCCGCTGAAACCGCACAACAAGTTCTGAAAAAGGAGGGGCAGCTTGAATTCTGGGGTCACTTGATGCGATGGCTAGATAATGTCAGTTCAGGACGTCAAACAACAGTTGGAATTGATATTGAGAGCAAACTGGAACTTGTTGTATCCAATAAAGCAGTTCGTGATGTACTGTTGGATAAATTAACTGGTATTATAATTATGAAGAAGAAAATGGCTGATGGAAATTTATTTCGTCAAATTGTGCGCGAGTATTTTTGGGACGAATGGGTTGACGAACCAACACAACTCTTTTTCCTTCAAAAGGCTGAAGACCAATTTCGTGATATTGCTGAAGAAAATATTTTAACTTCAGGAGCCATAAAAGCATACAGATTTGTGAATGGACAAACCAATATGTTAGATTATTTTTGTGATGGAGCTCCTTGTAATCCAGCTATTCAAGATGCCTTTGAGGAGTCCAAAGATGACCCAGTGAAAAATCGTGACAATACACTTGCTACAACTGGAAATACATATGGATTTATTGTTCCAAAGGCAGGACCGATGGTGTTCAAGACCCATTTGGCCCGAGTAAATCTATCAGAAAAATTCAAGGGTACAGAAGGAAAAGAATGTGTAATTGTTTCTGCTTCGTCCGAATACTTCAAGAAACTCATTGAAACTGGAAAAGATCTTGTCAAATATGGTCACGATGCAATGGGGCTAGACAAAGATCACTTGTATGCTCAAGATGAAATTGTAAATAACAAACGTGCTTGTACTGTGCTTGAACTCACGCTTCGCTATATGGATAAACTCAAGCTAGGGGGAAAACGCTGGTTTTTCCGCCCGCTTGCTGCATATTACAGTGGTCATCGTGGTAAGATTACTCAAGAAGCACGTAAAATTATCGAAAGCTCAAAGGCTGAACAGAAGAAACGTGATTTAGAACGGAAAAAGGCTGAGCGTATAGCTGCTGCAGCTGCAAAGAAGGTTGAAAAGGATGCGGCTAAGGAACGTGAGAAGGTGGCTAAGGCTGCTGCAGCTGTAGAAGCAGCTGCAGGTAAAGCGGGTGTTGAGGAAAAACCAGAAGAAAAACCAACTACAAAACCAAAACTTAAGAGGACATTTAAATTTAAAACAGTTGCCCCCAAACCCAAAGAACCCTAATTCCTAGTGGTCTAAAATTGAATCATTCTGTTTGATAGGTTGTGGTAGGAAGCTATGGAACAGACTGTACTGATTGAACAAAAGGTTGCTCTACCCCCCAAACTCCTCAATAAGGTATCCCAAACCCCTATTGATGACCTTATTCTAGGTCTTCTTCGTGAAAAGTTAGAGGGAAAGTGTAATCAGCACGGATTTGTGATTCCGAACTCTCTTGAACTCCTTTCGCGCAGTATGGGTCAGCTGGATCACGGGCACTATACTGGATCCATTAACTTCTATGTTCAGGCACAAGCAAAGGTCTATAATCCCGCAAATGGTACCCGAGTTACTGGAACGATTCTGAAGAAGAACAAAATGGGTCTGTATCTGATTTACAATGATGCTATTCGTATTCTTGTTCCTCGTGACCTTCATCTTGGTAATGATGCCTTTGAAGCGCTTGAACCTGGACAAGAGATTACTGTTGAGGTGCGCAAATCTCGATTCCAACTCAATGATACCTTTATTCTGAGCATTGGTGTGCTTGTTGGTACATCTGGCCTTCCTACAGCTGATGAGGCCCCTGTAGCTACAGAAGCAGTCCTAGAGGAAGTTGTTGCGTGAGCGTAAATTTATAGGTCTAGTGAACGTCATCTAAAACAGAAATGAGCACTCCGAGCGAGATTGAGGAACGCAAACAGTGCTTAGAGGATACCAAGACTCTGACAAAAGAACAAGCAGAAGGGTTGTTTCGCGTGATTCACGCTGAGCAAGTTGCTTATTCAGAAAATAGTAATGGCATCTTTTTTGATTTAATGTCTCTGAATCTCCAACAATTTTCTGCCGTCAAGTCTTTTTTGCTCTTGTGTAAAACTCAACAACAGTCTGAGCAAGAGCGCACAAAGGAACTGGAGGGTTTCTTGGGCAACCTTCAAGAGGGACAGTGAAGAGAGTCTAAACAAGTTTCGCACTAGACTAGTGAAGAGATGACTACCGCTATTGAATGGCCGACTGTACAACGCTGGCTAGACGCAAATCCTACAAAGGGTTTGCGTCTACCACTCTACCAACACGCAGAGACTGTTACGCTTGATAAAGACATCGTGGATTCTGATGGATGGAAGAGTGTGCTTGTAAGTCCTACGACTCCGCTTTCTGCTGTACTTCTGGCTCAAGATCAGCTCTATGCCAGTAGTTCTGTAGGTGCCCGTCGTTCCCTTCTCCGAGATGAGACAACTGACCTCCAGGAAAAGGCAGTTCTTCATCTGAAGGGTGCTGGATGGCCTATGCGCAAGACAGCAGAGGGAATCGCTGGATGTGGACTGGAGGAGGAGCGTCGTTCCATGTGGACGGAACACGGTTGGCGTGCAATCTGCGAGCTTCGCGAGTGCCAACTCGTGCTCTTTGATGAGACAAACCAAGAAGTTCTCTTTTATCCTGAGGATGTGCGCGGCTGGTCTTCTGAACGTGAGACACTGTTTCTGGATGTTGGTGCGCGTAGCCTATACACTCCTCCGTCAGGACAAACCCTGTCGAAGATTATTTGTCTCAAAGAGGCAGCTTCTTGGGCTATTCATTGGCCTCAACTGGATAAGAATATGAAAGTCGAAGAAATCAAGAAAGAAGCTGAAAAGGTTGGAGTTGCTTCAGACAAGGCAACCAAAGATGTTCTTCGTCGTAAAGTGGGACGTGCTCAAACACTAAAACTCTTATCCTCTTGGCCTCCTTTCTAGATAAAATTGGATGGTTCCTCTACTAAAGCCAGAAACACTGACTTTAGTAGAGATAGCAGATGGAACTACACGCTGCTGAATTAGGGCACATCCGTGCTCTGGTATCGGATTGGAAGACCTCTCCCGAAATTGAACTAGAGGCCACATTTGGCTTCAAGGGAGTTGTTGACCTCCAGACCTTTCTGCGTGTTGTCTCTCGTCTCAAGGCAAAAGGATTTAGTGCTCTGCCCCAAGATGAACGCATTACCATTGGCCTAGAAGACTCCCTTCGCTTTACGATCAACGGACAAGGAGAGGTAGCCAAGTACTGTCGCGATAATCGTATTGCTGGAAAGCCATTTGTTGCCATCATCAAGGATCGCTCCATCTCAAAGGAAAATGAAGACAAGGCAAATCTGGACCTGAAGGAATACAATGTCCGTATTAAAGCC